GTTAACAGGCGAGGGGTAGTAGGCGACGAAGCGACATCTACGCGAACAGTCCCAGAGGGGTCGCCAGCCGACTTGGCTGCGATAACCGATTGGATTGGGAAAGTGACGTCAGCCGCGGCCGCGTCCTTCAAGACTAACGGGTCTGCTAATGACATTTAAGCCTCCGTAATGTGGCTTGGACTTACTTTAATACCTTCGATAAAGGTATCGCAAGTGCAAGCTTCTGCTGAGTGTCTGTAAGCTGGGAGAAATCAATTGCTCCCAGAGTAAAAGGTAGACCGTCTAATCGTGTATAACGATCGACTACTACTGTTTGCATCAAATTATTGGTAACAGGACCGTAGAAATTCTCTACGCTAAAATCGATAAGGTACCTCTCATGAACTGAAGAAGTAACCTCAGAGATTATCCAGTCACCAGTAAATGGTTGAACAGCGGCTCTCTCGAGCCAACTACCGAAAGGACCCACCCAATCAAGCATAAAACTAAAAGGAATTGCATTCCAAACAGCTTTAGCGGGATTGTTTAGTCCAAGAGTAGCGTAGACAGACCGAAGTCCACTAAGCGCATCATTAACATCTGCCAGGTTATGGTAGAGCCTCCAAGTGGAGGTGAATTTACATTCATATGAGCGCAAAATGTAGTGATGCTTACTTGCCCCGAAAGATAAAGTCAGGACATCCTGGCCAACATTCGGATGGGTATAACAATCATCTTTTTCAAAATGAATTGTTGTACTAGATTTATTCGTCTTACGAAGAAAGTCTAGACGTTTATAGGCATTTTCACCGACCTTAGTAAGGGTCTGTAAATCACCTATAAACGGAGCCCATTGAAAGTTCCATGACAAGAAAGTATCTACTCCAGACTTAGCGACAACCTTAGGTAACGACTTTTTATGTTTCGTGACTAGGTTAACATGCCGCGCTAAAGAATCATCCTTTAACAGCTTAGGAATTTTTGATAAGGACTTACCAAGTTCCTTAAAATCCTTAAGCTCGAACAAAAAGTTCAAAAGGGAGATCTTAGCCGGGACTTGTGTGATCTGCTTGTTAAAGGCTTGAACACACAAATTCCGATAGGTATCAGTAGACTGAAAAGGCGAAACGAGATTGGAGAAACCGTGATCGTTGGGTCTTGTCGCTGGTGAGCCGGCTGGACTTTGTCCATTACCGCCACCATAGTTTTGCGACAGCCAATTGACCACAGAATATCCTGGGTCGTTTGTCGAGAGTTTGACGGTATAAACTGGGTTCTCGAAAATAGTGTCAACTTTAAGGTGTTGACACACCCCAGGAATACGACGATTATCTTTGGTG